GCTTCATCTATCATATCATCTTCAATGTTTAAATCTTGGTCAAAGTTTTCTGCAACCGAGATATCAGCCACATCAGCAGCATAAAGTTTATCCATCAAAGTATCAAACCAGAATGGATTCTTTTTATTCACTATTATTATCTTTACATAGCAACCTGTATACACTGAATAGTCATCATTTTGAATAGATTCCAGATTCATCTTTTCATCATCATAATGAATTTTGTGGAACATCTCAAAAGTATTTGGAATAACTTCTACTTCTCTGGTTTCTGTATCAAATATATGGAATCCTTTTGCATCTTTATAATCAGACCAAGTTATTTGATATTGATTTCCAAGATAATAAATGTTACCATTATCAGACTTGTGATGAAAGTGGCCACTAAAGGCCATGTCAAACTTTTTGAACATACTTGCATCAACACCACTCTGACTATACTGACCTGCATGCATTTCAAAACCCTTGACTTCTAAATGACCAAATAATACTTGAGCATTTGTCTCTTCCATCGCTTTGACAGAGTGTTCTCTATTTTCATCACATATCCAAGGTTGCATGAAAAACTTTGTTCCATCCAATTCAATCTCTGTAGATTCTTCGTAGATTTTAAAGTTTTCCTTGTCACTTAGGCGAAGACCCGAAAGTGAATTGACTTGATTAGTATTGCGAAAGTATGTATCGTGGTTACCAACTATTAGATGAAGATCTATATCGTTATCACAACAAACATCAAAGAACATTTCTCTCATTTGAAATACAGTCTTCCAGTTGATAAATTTGCGTCTATCAACAACATCACCCATATGAATGATCGTGTCTATACCTCGTTCTTGTAGAGTGGGGAAAAATATCTCTTCATAAAACTTTCTGAAATAATTCATGAAAGCTTGACTGTCATTTCTCGCACCAAAGTGAGTATCTGAAATTACTGCTACCTTCATGATACCATAAAATATTCAAGGTTAGTAGTTTTAACTGGTTTTTTAGCTACACTCTTCGCAGCCTTTGCATCTTCAAAGTTTTTAATAAAGTTATACATATTTGCTTTTTGGTCAGTATTCATTGTCTCTTGATTATATCCTTTATCACTGTCATTTGCAGATACTTCTACATTTTCCAATAAAGATGGAGCACTTTGCATAGTTTTATATTTTATATACAGTTGTTTTTTCTCTTTCTGTATCCTTCTAATAAAGGCATAATAGATAATTTGAGTAAAATATGCAAATGGATTGGATGATTTTTCTGGATTAAAGTTCTTTATGTACTGAATACAATTTTCAATACCATCTGAAATCATATCATCCTTAAAAGCATAATTTATAAAATTAGGTCTAAAAGAAAGTCGTTGTGCTATCTTCATGAAACACTCACCAAGATATTCTGAAATCATTGGTGGAAGTTCATCTTTGGCTTTAGCTTCATCAAATCCAGCCTTGTATATTATCATTTCTTTCAAAAACTTTTCATTATCTACATAATGTATTGGTTTTACTTTTGCTCTTTTTGCCAATGTGCCCTCCTTAAAAGTTGTTATTTCATATATTATAACACAATAACCTGTTTTTGTCAACCACTTGACGGGCTCTTGACAAAGCTCTTGACAAGTGATATAATACTGGTGTAGGGGTTAAATGAATCATTTCTTATTAAGTCTTTAGCTGTACGAAATATTCCGCCATATCAAACTTCTCTTCTTTATATATTTTCTTTCGTTCTTCAAAATGGTCTAATGTGTAGTTATGGCTACTACCGTAAGATAAGTCGTCAGCAATATCATACAATGTAGCCATACTTTTATTTTCAGATTTTCGGAGTCCTCTACCTATTGATTGTAAATTTCTTATACGAGACTTAGAAGGACTAGCGAAAATGATGTTATGAAGATTCCTAATATTGACGCCAACACTAAATACGCCGTAACTAGCAACGATGACGGAATTTCGTTCCGATTCAACGATATGTCTAATCTGTTCTCTTGTGTCTGCTGTTGTTCCTCCGTGAACGAAAAATACTGTTCTACCATCTGATTCCTCCTTTATCATATCGTAAAGTAACTTTCCATGTTTTTCAACGAAACGAAATAAAAGAAGTGTGTTATTTTTCATATCTAAAACCAAGTTTTTAATAAATGTATTTCTTGCTTTAGAATTTACCAAATAATCCAACTCTTCTTGATAACTTATATTCCTAAGATCATGACATATTGAATCTGGATGTCTTAGTAAAATTGCTCTAATAGTAAAGGGTGATAGATGATTACTATCTATAAGCTTCTTTGTTGAGGTGACCTTGTAGACCTTCCCAAACAACCCCTCTAGCACCAATTTATGAGTTAGTGTTCCGTCTAATGTTCCAGTTGTCCCTATACGATATTTTGCATTAATGCATTTGGTCATTATTGATGTGAGAGATTTTGACTTAAATCCGTGAGCTTCATCTCCAATCACAAGTTCATATTGTTCAAAGTATTTTTGTTGCATCTTATAAATTGACTGCCATGTTGATATTATGATGGGCAGTTCAGAACCTTTATCTCTTCCAGCAAAAACCGTATGACAGTTGTTTGCTACATCAAATCCATATTCTCTAAAATCGTTATACATTTGAGAAACAAGAGATGTAGTAGGAACTAAAATAAGAGTCTTCAAATTCAAATACCTTAATAGTATATAGATAATCAAAGATTTACCAGAAGCTGTGGGAGACAGTAGAAGTGTTTTGTGGCGAGTTAGGGCATGGTTGGCAGCAACCATTTGATAGTCTCTAGGAGTCACAGGTAATTTTAACGCATCTATAAAGTCATCTTCAATCTCTATCTTTTCATGATTGAAATCTGAATCAAACTTAACTTTATAGTCTCTGGTATAAAGAAATTTACAAAGATGTTCAAACAATCCTCCATAAAGAAGACGATTACGAACATTAAACAGTCTTATCTTGCCGTCCCACATTCTATTACGATATGATGGCATAAATGTGTAGCCAGGAACCATGAAAGTAAAATGGTCACAAATCTCTTGAGCAGTTGAAGCTTCAGAATCTATCTGAATATAGACTTCATTTTTTTTAGATATGTTAATTATTTCCATTTGTAAATTTCAACCAATCCAAAGCATTCTTTATTTGAAACCCCCGATTGTTTATCATTCTAATAACAGAGTCTAGATAGCTCACCTTTTCTTGTAAGACTACTAGTTGTTGTTTCAATTTGATTACATCATCATCTGATTCAATATAGTTAGCTATTTCGTTCTTGAGAAGTCTTCCCAAATATTGTTCCCAGCCACGCCGTTCAAGTTCTTCTTGAGACATTTTACCAGAATAATATTCAGTCTTAGCCCGAACTATTTTAGATAGTTCAAACTCAAATCCTTTTAGTCTGATTCGTTCATCAGTAAAAATTTTAAGATATTTGTCGTGAATTCGCGGGATACTAATGGATTCAGTGCCTAGTTCTGTATAATTAATTTCACTATCTTTATGCCAAAGTTCTTGAATATCTTCAAGTTTCAAATCACCTCCTTAAATAATAATAAATTGGTTTTCCATACTAGTTGTTGAGTAGGTTTTCAACCGTATAAACATCATAACGAAAAGAAACATCTGCAGTAACATAATCTATATCTGTTCCACCACTATCAAATGCAACTGAAGAAAGACTTAATGGGAAACAATCTCTAAATACAAAATTTATCTGTGGATTCATATTACTGGTCAATACAGTTAAAGTTGCGTCAGTAGTCAACTCTGAGGTTTCTGATAATTTTTTATATTTTGCTTGACCCTCTTCAGTTGGAAATCCAAGTCCAATAATCCAATCATAAATTGATAGCCAATTTTTCATATTTTCATCTACTATGAATTTTATTGACAACTCTTCAAAAGCAACTTCATCACCAGCAATGTCTATGGCTTTTAATGGTGTAGGAACACTAATAGAACTTATAGAAATCCCAGGCAAAGTAGCAGACTGACAAAAGTAGTTTACTGCTGGAAAATTGTTAAGTTGAAATTTAAACCCAATAGGACTTAAAAAACTTGTATTGATTGGTTGATTTTGTAATGCAGACATATTTGGAGTATCCTTTCTGTAGTATTTAGTAAGGACAAAAAAAAGGGTGACTACAATTAAGTAATCACCCTTCACGGTCTTTAGGGGTAGCGACTCCTAAAGTATTAACTTACATCAGATTGTCAACTCTGACCATTCTGTAGTAATAGTTACCGTTGGCATCAATTGTTCCGTCGCCGTCAGAGTGTCCAAATGGATTGGATACGATTCCGTAACGTGTTTTGAAACCAATTTTTGGTTGAAAGGAACTTTCGCCAACCGCACGAACCATTTGCAATGGAACGTAAGGACAGTAGAAGATACCTGCATCATAAGCAGATGCACCTTTGTAACCTACACAGAAGAAGTTAGTTGCTGATGCACTGAAATATGGATCAACATAAACTTTGTAACGTCCGTTGAGTGTTCCAACGAATGTGTTACCTGTGTCATCAATTCCAGATCCGTCTAACATTCCGCCCATAGCTAGAGCAGAAGCAACGTCTGAGGATGTGATGATGATGTTACCTTTACCGCGACGTGT